ACGATAGAAAAAAAGAAAAGGACATTATCAGTAAGATTCCTAAAGTGTTGGATTCAATGAAGTTGTCTTCAGGCGAAAAAAGAATGCTAATGAGAGATAGAGATTTCATTGCTGATGTTTTGGATGGTTTGGGTGAAGCAAGAGAAATCGATACAAAAGCTATGTCGGCGTATATGAAATACGCTAAGGCGAAAAAAGTAGATAATGATAGTATCCGTATGGCATTTGACAATCCTAATCATCCGGAATCAAAGCGCATGATGAAGAATAAGAATTTTGCAACAGCGCTAAAAATGTATAAGGCATCTGGCAAATGAAAAAATTCAAAGAATTCCAAGAAGGTTCAGAGACCTGGGAAGCAGGCTATAAACGCCGTGTTGTAAAAACCACAAAGCCTGAGCATAAAGAAAAAGGTTTTAAGTGGAGAATCAAAGGTAAAGACAGGCCTAACATTTCTATTAAGTTATATAAATCTAAGCCAAATCAGGCTGAGTTTAATAAACAAATGAAAAGGGTTGCCGGTCATGAGTTTGGATAAATTCAAAACATACAGGGAAGACTGTATTGATAACATATGCGAAAGCATGTATGACGACCTTGTAGTTGAAGAATCAGAATACCAAGGTCGTAAAGTAAAGCTGAACGATCCTATTCGTACTTCAGAAAATCCTGATAAGAAATTCAAGGTTTATGTAAAAAACGCAAAAGGTAAAGTCGTAGTTGTAAGATTCGGTGATCCCAACATGGGTATTAATCGTGATGATCCTAAAGCAAGAAAGTCATTTCGCGCAAGGCACAACTGTGATCAGAAAAAAGATAAGACTACCGCGGGTTATTGGTCATGTTACCAATGGCGTGCTAGTGCAAAAGTAGACAGTTGAAGTTGGAGCTTAAACCAAAAATGGCAACTACCCAGCAGCGGCTCGACCGCATAGAAGAGAAGATCGATAAACTTGCTGAGGCAATGATTCAGTTGGCGAGAGCCGAAGAAAAGATAGCAGCTATAGCAGATTTACATGGGCATCAAACAGAGAGATTAAACAAATTGTCAGCTAAAATAGATGACATTGCGGCATTAGCCGCGGACAACGCTAGGACGGTCCAATTAATAACTAAACTGTTCTGGGTAGTAGTGGCAGCCTCTGCGGCTGCTGTTGCTAGCAACATCTGGATGTAGGAGTAAAACAGATGAATAATAAGATGATAGATGGTGTTCGGGCCGCACTAACAGAAATGGCCGTAGCTGAGTCAATGGCTCAACACCAACAAGAACTTGAAGCTGCTCAAGAAGCTGCACGTAATGCTGCAGCTGCAGGTCATGCTGAAGGTTACTATAAAGATCAAATGATTAAAAAGCAAGATAAGAAGCTGGGTAATAGAAAAGAAGAAGCTAAATACCCGCACATGATGTATGATCCAAAAACTGGTAAAGAGGTTGAAGCCAAAACACCTGAGGATCATGAAAAGCTGGCTAAGATGGGTTATACTCACGAAAAGCCAGCAGAAGATGCATCTAACGATAAATCTGATGATGGCGATGAGATCGATCAGGTAGATCCTAAAGCTGCAAAGAAGAAGTTTGCTGATCGTAAAGATAAAGATATTGACAACGATGGCGACGTTGACAGTTCTGATAAATTTCTACACAAACGCCGGAAAGCAATTGGTAAGACTATGCAAAAAGAAGGTACTGTTCGCGAACGTCTAATGTCTATTTGGGAAGACGCAGCTGGTTCAAAGCGCATGGCAGGCGCAACTGAAGCTGAGCCAATGACTAAAGGCGACGAAGATAAAAAGATGAAAGCTGGCCATCCAGTCACTAAAGCTAATATGGCAGATAACTCTGATGCAGCTGAAAAGGCTACTAAGCCAGCAGCTACACGTGGTAACGACAATAAGCAAGGTGAAAAGAATATCAAGCCGTCAGCCACAAAAGACACTCCAGCAAACAAAGTTGTTTCTGCTAAAGAATCAATCGATGCTATTGCTGCAGCATACGAAGGAATGAAAAAAGATGGCTAATAAGAAAATTGGTGGAGTAACTGGTCCAAAAGGATCTATGCCGACTCCAACAGGTTGGGTTGATCCTAAGACAGGTCACCTTTTGAAGTCACAGCGTATTACTCAAGAGCAACTTGATGCGTACAATGGAGTTCAAATGATTGCCGAGCCGGTTTACCATCCTGCTATGGATCCAGCTCCAATCGAAATGGCTGACCTAATTGACGACGAAGTAGAAGAACTTGTTGAAGCTCCTGCTGCGGCTCCAAAAGCCAAGAAGTCAAAAAAGTCAAAGAAGTTCGGCTTGTTTGGATAGGACTATTATTTCGTTATGAGTTTTTGTCCTTACCCGTTTGTCAGCTTTTCGCTGCAATACGGTCAAAATGTCAGACCTTGTTGTTTCTACAAGCCATCTGACGATGAGATCCTTGCTAAAGATTTTGTGAAGAACCCGACCCATCACCTTGAGGATGGCGGGTTCTCCGGAATCAGAGAAAAGATGTTGAAAGGCGAAAAAGTACCAGGGTGTTCTACATGCTATCAAGCCGAAGAAACAATTGGCTTTAGTAAAAGAACAAGTGGTTTGAAGAAATGGCCTGACATCGAACGAGTAAATCAGTTTGATAAGTTACGCCATATCGAGATTATGATTGACAACCTGTGTAACTTTGAATGCCGAATGTGCAATAGCCATTTAAGTTCTAAGTTGCTCAAACGTGATAAGTTTCTTGGTAAAGACGTAAAGAAATACGATCCAGCTGATATATCGTTTTTACGTTTGATGGACTTAAGCGAATTGACAAGGTTACAAATACAAGGTGGCGAAACATTCATCTCACCTAACTTGGCAACCTTATTGGATATTGTTGATGAACAAATTGATGCTAGTGAGATTATACTATATTTGACTACCAATGCATCTGTTTTACCAGACGATGCTATGGTTGAAAGATTAAAGAAATATAAGCATATTGATATGAGCGTTAGTATTGACTCATCTCATAAAGTAAATGATTATATTCGTTTCAGAAGTAATATTGATGATGTTTATAGTAACATAAAAGAATTTGATAAGTGGCCAAACACAAAGGTCAATATCACAACAAATGTAAGTTTATATAATGCCGATACAATGCCTGACACTGAAAAGAAATTTACAGATATGGGGTATGAACATTTTTGGAATTGGACTACACATGCTACTTCAGTTTGTGATTATGCTCCAATTGAATATCAAGATTGGGTATGTGATAAAGTAAAAGGTTCAAAGTACGAATCAGCATATAGAGATTTTTGGAAAGAAAGAACATACGACGAGGATAAGTGGAACGAATTCATTGATGAGACTAAGAAATTAGATCAATTTTATAATGTAACATTAGGTGACTATCACCCAGAACTAGCTAAGTTCTTAAATATATAGTTACATGAAAATGATATTCGATGAATTAACAGAAGAGAACTTAATGTTATATGCCGCAAAGGTGTATTACAAACCACAGTTCTCAGATATTGATGAGTTCTATGAGGACTTGAAGCGCTTTAAATATATTAAGAGGTTAGTGAATCGATACCTTGAACATGAAGAGTTAACTGAAAGATTGATATTAAATCATTTGATAGTAATCTTTAACTCTTTTGGAATTGATCCTGCCCTTAAGATATTAAAGCTTAAATTAGACGATCGGCATTGGCCGGTTATCAAACCGTTTTTGATCTACCTTGGGTATATTAAAAGCGATACAGTTACAGGATTTGTTATGGATCCAACAGTTGTAGATAGGTTGAGACAAATATGAGTATTCTAAAGCGCGGCGCAGATATGGTTTACACCTTCCGGTTTATCCGGATGCTTGTTATGTCATGGACAAGTTGGGATGCTTACAAACAAGGTCTGATTGATCAAAACGGTAAGCGTCTAAAAGATGTAAAGATCGAGACCGATGCTCAAAAGAATTCATACACTCCTTTTATTCGTCTTGCTGCTAACGTTAAGCGGTTGCTTAATAAAGTCCCAGGACTTGGGACTAGCCTCGGATCATTCGCTGCAGGGTTGTTTCTCATCAAAGAAAAATTTAATTTATCTGACGATCAGCTCGGAAAGATTATCAAAGAAGTTGGTATCCAACCATCCGACTTCCTCGAAGAAAATTCACAGTGGTTTATGCTTGAAGACGGTACAATAAGCCCAGGCATATATCGTGTTAAAAACGCAAAGATCTGTAACCGCACTCTGGATGAAATTATATTACCAAAAGATCAAGTTAAAGTTTTCGATGGTTCTCCAATTGGGGATGTTTTTGGAATAAATGTATACGAAGCGACACACGTGAAGACGAATCAACGCTTGTATATAACTATAGGCGAAATCTACAAGTAATGCACGAGAGAGGGAATTATGGGTTTATGGGATAATATCAGAGCTAGAAGGGCATCTGGAAAGAAAATGCGTAAAAAAGGCGAAAAAGGTGCACCAACACCAGCAGCTATGGCACGTGCTTCAGAAGACGCATCGGCAATGACGACTACTGCCAACATTCCTAATCCAGCTACGACTGCGATGGGACCAACACCTTTCCTTGATAAGCGTAGGAAAAAAGAAAAGTCTGTTATGCTCAAGCGATTTAAGAAATACTTTGAGGACAAAGGCGTCTTCTGATGCTGAAAATCTATGCACTAATTTTTGTTATGGCCATACTAGGTGGCATAGGTTATGGTGCCAAATATTATTATGACACTACTCAAAACAAAATAGCAATACTTACAGAGAACAATGCTCAGCTTGAAGTTGCGGTGCAAACTGCCAATGAAAGCTTAGAAACTGCTATTGCAAATCAAAAGAAATTAGCTGAATTAAGTAATAAACTACAAATTGATTTACAAAAGGCTGAACAATACGGAGATAGTCTCCGTAATAAACTAGCCGAACTAGATCTAGTAAGAGATGCATTGTTAGATGCAAAGAACCTAGAAGGTAGAATGAATGGCGCAACTGCTAAACTCTGGCGTGAAATTACAACCGATACTGGTGGTGATGGCAGCCGCGATATTCCTGACTGGCTGCAGCAGCCTCAGGTTACCAGCGGAGATCAAAACAGTAACCAAGATCGAAAAAGTAACGATACCGACGGTAACATTACCGAAGCCAGTCCAACTCAATGATGTTCGTGTTTACGTTGTAAACGCTGAGATCTACGAAGAATTTGTCAAGGAGTTTACTGAGGAAAACGGTGATCTTGCCTTTGTTGCGTTGTCAATGCAAGACTACGAGAATTTAGCACTTAATATCTCTGAGCTAAGAAGATATATAAATCAACAGAAGAATATAATCATTTATTATGAGAAGGCTGTGACGGAGGAAATCAAACAGGAGACCGAATAATGGAATTCGTTATCGACCAACTCATAACATGGTGGCAGTTTACTGTCGTAGGTATTTTGATTATTATTGGATGGGGTATTAATAAATTAGGTGTAGACCAAGACGAAGAGCTTATTGGATTTGAATATAATGTAATGCCACAATTAAGACCAATTGCTATTCCAACAGCAGGCAAAGGCTTTTGGGGTGCAATATGGATGTGGTTTACAGGAACACGTCATTGGGAAGTAGCCGATGATTGGGCATTTAGAATTGAAGGCCAAGGATATATCATCCCAGCCGGATTTACATTTGATGGTGCATCTATTCCAAAGTTTCTACATACTTGGTTGTCACCAACAGGCGTATTATTGATGGGTGGTCTTGTTCATGACTATGCATACAAATACGAAACACTATTAAAGTCAGGCCAAAAAGAAACAATAGGTGTTATTACTCAAAAGAGAGCAGATGAGATCTTTAGAGATATTAACATTGAACAAAATGGCTTTCACTTTCTAAACTACCTTGCCTATTGGGCATTACGTCTTGGTGGCTGGGCGGCTTGGAATGGCCATCGTAAAAGAAATTGTAAAATCGAAATGGAGTAATAATGGAATCTTATAGCATGTTCCCTAGTATGGTTATCAAAACTAGGATTGATCCGGACTCTTACGATAAAGAAGCATTGATTAAAGCTGCGATGGAGGGATACGAAAAGGACCCAAATAAGAATTATTGGGATACCGATTCGGACCTCCATCATTACTATGGCACAATGTTTGACTGCCCAAAAGAAATAGAATCTCTCAGCGATTCATATGCAAAAGCTATAGATGAATACATGGATTCACTTGACAAGTCTTGGCACTCTTTCGAATACAGATGGAAGATGGTCAACCTTGCGGTGAACTCTAGGACTATGGCTCCACACGACCATTTCTATAAAGCAAAAGGATGGCAAGGAGCATATAGCTGCATACATTATATTAGCTATGATAGACGAGATCATAGTTCAACTAAGTTTCTTAATCCTCTTGTTTTTGCTCAATACTTACATAACACGCATTCAATGAGTAATTTACTTAATAAATCTGATATAGATAATTCTGCTTACTTCGAAGGAAGACACATGGATATACATGAAGATGACATGATTATCTTTCCAACATATCTTAAGCACATGGTGTCAAAAGGAATTAAGCGTGAATCAGATAAGCCTAGGATTTTAGGCGTAGCAAATATAGATCTTAAAATTGGAGAATAGTAATGAGTATAGCATCAACATTGATTACAGCTGCAAAGAAGCAAGCCGAAGGCGTTGTAGCTGTCCACAAAGCAAATATTGAAGTCTACTTGCATAACCCAGCTGGCATTGGCGAACACTCAGATGTTACCGAAGCTCTCATGGAAGAATTAGATAAGCTGGCTGCAGCTGACGATCGACTCGAAATGATTCGTAAATATTTTGCTGGGTATTAGCCTTTTACGCTCATTTTACCTGTTTACAAACAGGCAAGAATGATATATAATAGTTCATAATAGAAATTCACAAAAAGGGAGAGTTTGATGGCAACAGCTCATGTTGACACGAGGCAATTTTTGTCCGAAACAAAATTTTACGAAGGATACTCTCGATACATCGATGGGGAAAATCGGTATGAGTCCTGGGACGAAGCAGTAGATCGTGTTATTGACATGCATGCTGAAAATTATAAACAAAAAGGTAATGAATTAGGTCCTTACCTAGACGAAGCGAAACAAGCTTACAAAGAGCAGCGTGTACTTGCCGCTCAACGTTCACTACAATTTGGTGGTGATCAACTACTAAAACACCAGATGCGTATGTATAATTGTACATCATCTTATGCAGATCGGCCTGAGTTTTTTGGCGAAGTCTTTTATATTCTATTGTGTGGTGCTGGTGCTGGTTTCTCAGTACAAACACATCACATTGCGAAACTACCAAAGATTACCGCTCGTACAAAGCAAGCAAAAGGTTTTATTGTAGAAGACTCTATTGAAGGTTGGGCTTCAGCACTAGACGTGTTGATGGCATCTTATTTTGTAGGTGGTGGTAAATATCCAGAGTTTGAAGGTCGTCGTGTGTTCTTCGATCTTACACAAATTCGTCCAAAAGGCGCTAAGATCTCTGGTGGATTTAAAGCACCGGGTCCAGAAGGCTTACGTAAGTCTCTTGATAAGATCGAGCACTTACTTCAAAGTAAAGTAATTGACAGCAAAGGCGAATTAGATTTATCGCCTATCAATGTTTATGATATTACTATGCATGCAGCTGATGCTGTGTTATCTGGTGGTGTACGCCGTTCAGCTACTATTTGTTTGTTCTCACCAACAGACGAAGAAATGATGACAGCTAAAACCGGTAACTGGTTTGTGGATAACCCACAACGTGGTCGTTCAAACAACTCAGCTGTTATTGTACGTAATGAAGCAAAGAAAGAAGAATTTGCTAAACTCATGGAGTCCGTCAAGTCATTCGGCGAACCCGGTTTTGTGTTTGTAGAGTCTACAGAGCATACAACTAATCCATGTGTTGAGATTGGTATGTATCCACAGATTGATGGTAAGTCTGGCTGGCAAGGTTGTAACCTTACCGAAATCAATGGTGGCATGTGTAAGACAGAAGAAGACTTCTATAAAGCATGCCGCGCAGGTGCTATCCTTGGTACAATGCAAGCTGGATATACAGACTTTAAATTCTTAGGTCCAACATCAAAGAAGATCTTTGATCGTGAAGCACTCCTTGGTGTATCAATTACCGGATGGATGAATCAACCTGACATCTTGTTCAATCCTAAAGTACTTGAAAAAGGAGCTAAAATTGTCAAAGAAGTCAATAGAGAGATCGCAGCAATTATTGGAATCAATCCTGCCGCTCGGACAACATGTGTTAAGCCTTCAGGAAATGCGTCAGTTCTACTTCAGACAGCATCAGGAATCCACGCAGAACACTCGCCAACATATATTAGAAATGTCCAGATGAATAAAGAGTCTGAAATTACTCAGGCTATCATCAAGTCAAATCCGTATATGGTAGAAGAATCTGTATGGTCTGCATCAGGTACTGATGTCGTTGTATCGTTTCCAATCATTCCGCATAAAGGCTCTTTGATGAAAGACGATATGCTTGGTGTTGTGCATTTAGATAAAGTAAAAACAGCTCAAAAGCATTGGGTTGTAGCTGGTACAAATGAAGAGCTTTGTGCAGACAAAGGTATTCGCCATAATGTATCAAACACTATCCTAGTCGATGATTGGGATGAAGTAGAGCAATACGTATTCAAGAATCGCCATTCTTTCTCAGGTATTTCATTCTTGTCTATGTCAGGTGATAAAGATTACAATCAGGCTCCAAACACTGCAGTTATCAATGCAAAGCAAATGGTCAAAGAATATGACGAAGCTGCAATCTTTGCATCAGGTCTTGTTGTTGACGCATTGAAAGTCTATAGTAACCTATGGGATGCTTGTTCTACAGCTCAAGGATACGGTATTGATATTTCTTTGGAATGTGCTGAGAATGCAGCACGTTCTGATTGGAATAGACGGTTCG